TACACAGATCCAGGTCCTCACTGATCCGCTTGCCTTCCAGCGGATCGACCTTCACCCCATTGCTTTTGCTGAAACGCCGCTGCTTCGCCAAGCGACCCAGCTTCTTTACAGCTTTTCGATTAGCCATGCTCTGATCTCCTTTATGTGCTTGCAGCGGTAGTTTAACCGCGCCTTGGATCGGTATTGATACCCTTTGCATGTACAGCTCCAGCGGTCTTCGCCCACTTCAATGGTGGGGTATCGGGCCACAATGTAGGTAGTCCCATCTCGCCCGATGCGCTGCCATAGATGCTGCAGGTGCAGATTCGCTAACGTGGTTTCCACACAATCACTGGCGTGTCGGGTCCCACATAGCTGCCCATTGTGTTCACTTCCAACCATTCGATGGCATCCTCGTATGACCAGTGGTTGATGCGCTGGAATACATCGATCAGCTTGTCGTAATCGTAAGCTGGCACCGACAGCCCGATGCGCAGGGCAATGCCAATAAGCGCCTCATCCAATTCTGGCGGCTCGAAAAACAGCACCTCATTCTCTTTGGTGTGTTCGGCCAAATGTTCAACGATCCTCTCTCGCAACGAATCCATGATGGAACCAATCGTATCGGATGGGTGGGAGAGGTTTCAGGTTCGGGACAGGGATTTTTAACGCACCTTTTAAATGACCCTCTGCAACAGGGGTATCAGGCAGGTCAGCAGATGCAGCCCAGCCTGTGATGTAGATTGTGGGCGGTGTATCAACCCACGTTTTGGGATCTTCATTCGCGTGATGGATCAGGCAATGGATGTAGACCCAATCGTCCTGCACCTCTTCGGGACGCATCAGCAAGTTGTAGTTGGCAGGGTCTTTCGAATACCGCATAAAACTGCCCTTCACATCGATATTGGCACATCCTAAGTCATACCCGCCATCTGGGACATTCGGGTCCAAATTCCGAAAGAACCGTGTCGTAAAGTACCTGGACGCATCCCCGTGCAGGTAGGTGCTGACCGCACACATCGCTACCTGTCCAGTAGCCTGGTCCACCCCCATGCGTTGTCGGCGCAGGGGGGTAGCATGGATCTGGGAGTTCATGCCCCCGATGCCCTGACCACAGTTCAGCTGCGCATGGTAGAGCGCACCCCTCAGCTGGTCCTGGCTTAGTTTTACACTAATCATTGTGCCTCGTATTTAATCAAGCGGGGTGGACAGTACTCCCCAATACCGCCCACCCCAGGCGTAGCGTAATAGCGCAGTCTCCCCACTGCCACTATCTCGACACACTACGCCTAATATCGCTTAGCCCTGACTCACGCAGCTGCCTCACCCTCTCCCTGGTCAACCCCATCACCCTGGCGATATAGGCCAGTTTCCACGGTCTGGCCCCAATAAATCCAAAATTGAACCGTATGACCGTGGCCTGACGCCTGTCTTTGATACTCGCCAGCATCTCGCGTACATCTATTTTCTCCTGCGGCTCAATCCCAAGCAGCCTTTCGTCTATCAGGTCAATGTTGCACTGATGCCGCAGTCGGAACTTTTCTTCCCTGGTCTGCGCGTCATATGCGGCCTGCGCGGCACGCAGGGGCGAGGCACCCTCTCTATGCGCATTGGCCTCAACTTGCCGTATTTTCTTGGTTCGCAGTGCGACATGGGCAGGTATCGCATGGGTTTCCGAGATCGTGTCACCAAAGGATTTGAGTATCCAGTGGCGTGCATACGTGGTGAAATTCCAAGGCGTGTCCAGGTCGAACTTGTCAATCGCAGTCATCAGGTTGAGCGCTGCATTTTGATACGCATCATCGAACTCTTTCAGCACCACATCGCGTTCGCTTACCATTTTTACGACAAGCGCCATTGTCATCCGCACCAGCTGGTCGCGTGCCTGCTGGTCCTGCTCATCCTGCCAGCGTCTGATCAGTTCTCGCTGCTCTTTTGCTGGCAGGATAGGCTCAAGTGCGTTCACAGAATTTCACCATATCGGGTTTCCAATCCATGATCATTGTGCCAAGCGGTCCATTGCGGTTCTTCTTTACGATCAACTCACACTCGCCATCGACCAGATCCGAGCAATGCTCCCAGGCCCACCACACCATCGCAACGATGTCCGCATCCTGTTCGATCTGCCCTGAGTCTCTGAGGTCTGAAAGGGTGGGGCGCGACTGCTCACCCTGTCGCATCTCAATGGATCGGTTCAGCTGAGCGACAGCCAGGATGGGCACGCCGAGGTCCATTGCCAGTGCTTTCAAGGAGCGACTGATCTGCGACACCTCCTGTTCCCTATTAACAGCCGATTTAGCGGTCATCAGCTGTAGGTAGTCCACCACAATGAGGCTGAGCGGTTCAATGCGATGCAGCCGCTTGCAGCGGCTCTTCAGGGCGTGCATCGTCACGCTGCCCCGTTCATCTACGTGCAGCTGCTGCGTGCGCAGATTCGCCGCTGCCGCATCGTAAGAGTCCTGTGCTTCGGGTGGGATTCGGTGCCGTGCCAGATCGGGGATGGGTATCGCAGTCTGCTGGCACAAGGCACGCAGCACTAAACTGCGTGCGTCCATCTCCAGGCTGAAATACGCTACGGGTCCATTGTGTGCTACATGGGAGGCGATCTGCCAGGCTAAAGCACTCTTGCCTTTCGAGGGGCGTGCGGCGAGTATAACGACCTGCCCTGGCTGCAGGCCATTGCTGATTGAATCTAATTGGTTGAATCCAGTGCTGATGCCGAGCAGGCCCACGCCGCTGTTCTGGCGTGCCCAATGCTCTGTGTGAGATAGCGCCTGGCCTATGGACACCAATCCAGCATCGCCTGACCGTGCGTTACGCAGCAGCTGCTCTTCCAGATCAAAGATCAGATCGTCAGGATCGTCACTCATATCCACCGCACGATGTGACATGGATTTACCCATCTCGACCAGCCTACGCCGCTGCTGCAGGTCCAGCAGGGTCTGCGCGTGCCACGCTACGTTGTGGCTTGTGCCCATCAAAGTGAACAGCTTGGTCAGGTCTATCAGACTGATCTCAGGTGCCCTGGGGCGAACAAAGCGCAGCAGCTGCATAGGGTCCATCGCATCTGTACCCGCAGGGGCTGCAACCATCGCATCCTGCAGACCCAGCCATATTTTCTGGTTGGTAGGGGTCCAGAAGGTTTCGACCTCTATACCTTTGTCTACGCAGTCACTAATGGCTGCGCTGCGCTGCATACAGGCAGACAGCAGCGCCTGCTCTACATCGAAGTCTTCGGGTGCGTGCATAGCTGTACATTGCTCTCAGTTTTTAGGGTTGAATTGTGACAGCACTGTACAACTACTCTCCTGTGATTAGCTGACCGTATACACTCCAGGGTAATACAACCAGGGGTTCCTTGCGGTCTGACTTGACAATGAGCATATCGTTGCCCTCCAGCCAGCGTTCGATCAGGGCGAAACCACCCCCATTCTTTCGGGCCTTTACTTCGGCCTTGTACTTCTTAGCTACGATTACATCGCCTGTGTAGCTACCGCCAGCCGCCCCTGACAAGGGCACACGCTCAGCCTCTACGCCCATCGCTTGGTGCAGCGCTACGATCTCACGCTCTACACGGGCACCCTTGTTGCGGGACCTGCGGCCTGGGGAGGGGATGCTAGAAAGGGGCATCTATTTCCTCCTGTGCCTTTTCGGCACGCGACTTGGGTTCGGTGACCACTTCGTCCATCAGGGTCACGTTATTCGCCTTGATCACCGTTTTGTAGCGTTTAAGCCCCGTGGTCTTATCGGTCCAGGAGTCAGTCTCAATGGCCCCATCTATCTGCACGACATCCCCCTCTTTGCTGTGCTGGACCACTTTAGCCATTGGTCCCCATGCGGTGATGTTATGCCAGGTGGTGATCCAGTCGATTTTAGCGTTTGGGTGCGCCTTCTGCTTGGTCACCAGGGTAAAGTTTGCTACCTGCGACTTCTCTGTCTCCCGATGTACGACTTCATCTTTGATCTCTCCGAGCAATGCAACAAAATTAATACTGATCATCTAACTATCCCCTATGGATGGTGGGTTGGAGTGGGTCGTACTGGGGAGTAACGTCCTTCATTCGTGGGGTGGTTCCTCTACGACAACCGCAACGCGCCCTGCTACGATGCGCTGGCACTTATTGTTGTCAATGAGCCGCGCAACAAACCATTCTTCATCGTCAATGTCCCTGACCTGCCAATCCCAAGAGGGGTAGGGTTCACTCATCAGCTGCGTGATCTCAGGGGGTATGCTGCTTAGCCATCGTCCTCGTTCGTTCATTTCTTGTCTCTCAGGAAGCGCACCAACTCATCGTAATAGACCATCAATTTCTCTTCGCTGGCGCTTAGGAGTTCCGTAACCGAGAGGTATTTTTGTCGGGCCAAGTCTCGCGTTTCAATGCTTATCTGATCATTGGATACGAGAAGCGACTCTGTGTCCTTGATGGAGTTTATGAGGTCGCGGTGCCCCTGGCTTATATCTTCCTGGGCCTGCTTCTCAGTAGCCTCAAAGTCGATGTCCTGCTCCGACACCACTCCCGATGGCAGCGCCCAATGCGGCAGGGTAGGGGGCTGCATGATCTTTCGTTTGGCATCCAGCTGCACCCACTCGTTGGGCAGCTGGTACAGGTAGCGTGCGATGCCCCACTTCACTGCTGCACGTTTAAAGGCATCACTCAGCCCACCCTTCTCTGCTTCGACCTGGGTATCGCCAGCACCATCTGATCGGGTTTGGTTGTGGATGCTGATACAGCAGACTACGCGACCACAGACCTCCTGGTAGTGGTCCTGCCATGCACCACCACAGACCTGATCCAGCCTGTTCATAACGTCACGCGCATCGACATAGGCCAGCGCCATGCCTCGCTTGTTATCCGAGGTTGTTGATCCTACGCGCCAATGGATGGCATCCGAGGCAAAGGGTTCGGCCAGTGCAGCTAATAGCTGGGGGGTGATATGCTCTGGTGCCATGCCTCACCTCGACCACAGGGCAGGCACGATACGCGCACAGAGGTAGGCTGTTGCTATGACCACAATAAACCACTGCACGCAGGATAGGGATGACATATTACAGGGGGGTGTGTGCTTCAACGTGCTGCTCCTTTGTTAGAGTTATTTGCTCTGCCATGCGATGTATCGTATATTTTACAATATCAACATGTATTAAAGCCAGTGTAGTGATCTTGTGCAATTAGCGCAAGCGGAAACTGAGAGGTGGAAATATGATACGGCTAAGGAAGTTCCAAATTCTGGAAATCATGGATGAAAAAGGGATTGCGTCGATCAAGGATTTAGGCAGTCGCATGGATACTGAACCCACGAACATCTCATCCCTATTTAACAACAAGACGAACTTTACGCGAGATACGATAGAGCGCCTGATCTCTGCGCTGGACTGCGATATTTCGGATGTATTGGAATTAAGGGTTGACCAGGAACCCGAAGAAGCGTAGTATTGGAGTGTAAAGATTAAAGGGTGCCCCTGAGCAGCTTCGGTTGCCAGGGGCTTTTTTATTTTTGAAATTAAACCCTTAATCAACTCAGTTTCCTTTTAAAAAGCGTGTGATTCTCTTTTTTGGAATCCCACGCTTAATCAACTCAAATTTGAAATTGACGCTCTAATCAACTCAATTTTACTAGTACGCCAGCGGCGAGGTGGGGCGCTTTTTCGCCAGTTTAATCGCGCCTGATTAAGCTGGCTTAATGGCGATTTATTAAGCTAATGAATGGGCAGTATGTTGTCAATGGAGAGCGCAAAGAAAATATATAGAATTGCATAATAGCGCTTGTTATAGGATAGGATCGGATCTATATTAGGTATTGATAATTGGATCTGCCAGTTATCAACCCTTTAATCCTTTACTATAGGAGATATCAATAATGGTATCTATCTCACCTGCGCCAAGTAATGGCGCAACAACAAAGCAGCACATAATGGCAGCAGCTGCGCAATGGTCTAGCAGACCAGCAGAGGAAAGATTTAAAAGCCTGGCTGATATGCAGGTAAATCTACAGGCGCGAAAAGAGCGCAGCAGTGAAACAGGAGCGTTGCCTATCCCCACTATGCGAGTTATGACTGCAGGCGATAATCTGGCGCTTGCTAATGATAGGGGCGCTGCAATTCTAAATAATTACACTCTAGGCCAGCTGGCCCAGGGTATCGGCGCTCCTGCTGGGTACCTGCGTACCCTGCCAGCTAAGCTAGCAGCTGAATGTCTTAATACTGGTCTGCCAAAATATCCTGATAAAAGCAGGAACCTGCTTATTGAAGAAACAGACCAGGGTAATATGTGCAAGGCGATAACTTCAGACCAATACAGCCGATATTGGGATTGTGATGTTGTGTCGGATCTACTCAATACGCTGGACATAGATGGCTGGAGAGTTCCACCTGCCAGACCGTACCCTGGCTGCCCTGCTGAGGATATGTGGCAGGCAACAGCTGAGGATATACTGCCAGGTGATGCAGGCAATTTGTCAATTAGGATAGGCGATACCTGCGGCCCTGCTGGTCTGTATGGTAGTGATAGGGATATGTTCGCCTTGCTGGTCAACCAGGAGCGCTCTATTGATACGCCTAGTGGCGCAATGTATAGGGCGCTTATCCTGCGGAATAGTGAGGTGGGCGCTGCGTCCTACAATGTCGAGTGTATCCTTTACTCTATGGTCTGTGGCAATCATATCCTATGGTCTGCTGAGTCTATCGCTAATATTCGCCTAGTGCATAGGGGCAGCGCTAACAGTACGCGCCTGAATGGTCGCGCTTTCCTGGCTGGCACAATCGCAGCAGCTGAGCAAGCAAGCGCAGACAATGATCAGCAGCTGATCAATAAAGCAGCCGATACCAAATTGGACATTAACCAGGTTACCAGCGCAACTGGCCTACCTAAAGCAGTAGTACAGGCAGGGCAGGTTATGCAGGAGCAATTTCCCCAGGATCATGGGGGGCGCTCCGGTACTACCTGGGGCTGGGTACAAGGGTTGACTAGAGCTAGTCAGCAAAGCAAGTATATGTCTGATCGAACAGCTATTGACCAGGCAGCTGCTAAGCTACTGACAAAGTTAGATGCAGCCTAAACATATCACAGCTGCAATAATTAGCGCCCCAGGGATTAACCTGGGGCGCTTTTTTATTGCCTTTTCACTAAGAGATAATAAACAATGAACAGCTTAAAAATATATGAGGATCAGCAGCGCAATATATACGCTGCGCTCTATTGTTTAGAGCGCAGCAGCAGCAATTCGAAAACAGGCGATATGGTACAACTAGCCATACTGCCTATTGATAATAAAACCAACAGAAGCGCTTAAAACCAGGCAGCTGCCTAATTGCAGCAGCTGCGCAATGATAACCAGCTGCTATGTCAATACTGTGAGCCTAAACGCAGTATATGACCAGACAGTTGACCAGGCAGTAAGCGCAGTACCTGCGCAGCTGAGAGCGCCTATAAGGCTAGGCAGCTGGGGTGATCCTGGCCTATTGCCTTTATCGCTCCTGCAGCAGCTGATAAAGGCAGCAGGCAGTCATACAGGTTATACGCATTTGTGGCAGGATATAGCGCCAAGCTATAGCACTGTGTTAATGGCCAGTATAGACCATTTAACAGCTAAAAGGCAGGGGTTGACAGTAGACCAGCTAAAGCGCCTAGCCTGGGGCGCAGGATATCGAACGTATACGATACTGCAGCCAGGAGAGCAGGAGAGCAGCCAGGAACGCAGCTGCCTGTATATCACAAACAACACACAGTGCAGGTACTGCAAGCTGTGCAATGGCGCAGGCAGCAAGCGCTCTATAACTGCGCCTTTACATGGGCCAGGCAATAAGCAGATAAGCTATAAAAAGCAGGCTGCATAAATGGAGTTAATTGCAGTATTAATCCTATTAATAATCCTCAGAAAAGATAAGGCAGGCAGATAATGACAACAGTTCAACAGGCAGCAGACAAAGCCTATCCAGGGTTGACCTATGACTGCGCTTTGCCACAGGTTTTCTTTGATAGCTGTTTAATCAATGGGTTTGATATTAGGGGTAAATGTGTATGGGTTTATGATAAGGGAATAAAAAAGGGCTGGTTCGGCGCTCCTGGCCCTTTAACCAGGAGCGCAGCAGAGTACTTTAAAGCGCAGGGCATAGAGTATGCGCAGCCAGCTGAATGGATAGAATAGGCAGCTAAACAGCAGTAGAGAATAGGGCAGCTGGTATTGCTTACCAGCTGCCCTATTTTGCTTAGTGCGCTGCCTGGTAGCCGAGTTTGTTTACATAATAATTAGGCTGTTTTCTTGTAAGTAGTAATAAATACAGGCTATTGTCTTGTTTACATATTTTTCTTTGATATGCTTTTTTTTTAAGAAGTTCAAACTTCTTACATTTAGCCAGGAGCGACAATAAGACATAATAAAGAATTATCTTGCTTACTATCAGATAGTAAGCTATCTTTTCTCTATCCTTTAACCCTTTACAATGGAGTATAGCATAATGACTAAGCAGGAAACAGCAAAACAGATAATCAGCCAGGTTTTAGAGTTTATGCAGGATAATGATTATATCGATTCATTCTATAATGGTACGCCAGATATATTATCAGAAGACATTGAACAGCTGCAGGATATAGCCTATGGCAGTATTGAAGAGTTTATGAGCTATGTCGCTAAAGGAACATTAAGAGAGCAGGCAGCGCAATGATACTGCCTATTTTCTTTATTGCCTGCAGTATTGCAGCTGGCTGCGCTTTCGGCTTTGGCCTAGTAGCTATCCTGGATAGACTCTGCACTTGGCAGGAAAGCAGGCAGCGCAATGACTAAAATTAACTTGACCAGCTGCCTGCGCTGGTCCCCCCTTATCCCTGTACTTGCGGAAATTATTAGAAACCCTGAGTCGGACGAAGAGTCGGTTAAATTGGCCATAGGGCACCTGCAGGACCTAGCTGCCAAAGCCGATAGGCTTGCAGATTTAGTAAATGAGGGCAGAGTAGAAATAACCGAATAAACCCCAGTACAGCAGCAGCAGAAAAGCCCCTTGGATTAATTTCTAAGGGGCTTTTTGTGTTTAACCAGGCAGGCAGCAGGGCAGGAGAGAGAGCGCAGCAGAGTGGCAGCACAGCAATAGCACAGCAGTAGCACAGTATATTTGTCTACATTCAATCAAACCAACTGTGACTGCCCCTATTCGCCTGCAGACTACCAAGGGCAGCAATACATAGGGCAGGGCACCCAAGCGCAGCAGGAGCCAAGTTAGGGCTATTAGAAGCCATATGCAGCCAGGTAGACAGGGCCACACAGCGCATAAAAGGTCAATTTATACTACCGATAATAACTGTTATAGTTAGTATGGCCCATATTCCAAGGTTAATTGGCTTAATTTAAGCTGATGTAACTGGTTTCAAACGAAGGTGAACCTACCAGGGGGTCCCGATGCCATAGGTATCGTTACTATATCTCTCACACATCGTTCCGTTTTGAACTTCCTGGCCTGTGAGCATGAGAACCCTGCTTAATTTCTAATCCCTTGTTTTTGTGGCACTTAAAATTATCCTTCGGAAAGCACCTGTGGGTTCCGAAGGATTTCCCCCTTCAAATTAAGTTTGCGCTTGTTCGTCCCTAGGGCTGCTGAACACCCAAGGGGGGGTAGGTCCTAAAAACCTACCCCCTATATTATTTTTTTACCCTGCTTTAATGGTAGGGGGTTGTATTTATTTGACTTAAAAGTTCCTTAAAGGAACGGGGCCATTGTTCTTTAATATGTCGAGGTTCAAATCTGGGGTGCTATATAATATATATATTACTAAATATGTTATATAGTACATAAACATAGTTAGTACCTAACAGTGTATATATATATATATATTTTAAGAATATATATATATATATATTACTATTATTAGTATATACTATGTTGATATAATACAGTGTATAAGTACATGTAAGTCGCTTACCCATCAGAGGTAAGCGATGGTATACCCGCTTGCTTTAGTGTGGTCTT